GGTGAACCATGCAATTATGTCATCAAGTCTAAGTTGCTACAAGAACGTTTAGACGAACGAATAGCGCTTGGACGTGATGGTATTCAATTGCCTGATTCACTTTGGTGTGATACATTGAAAGATGAGTTGCGACCATTAGCAAAAATAGCAGTGGGTAAAACCCGTGTTTTTGCGAATGGTCCTATTGATTTTACAATGTGTGGAAGGAAATATGGTGGTCATTTCTTTAACCACTTCTATGATTCATACAAATGGACTCCATCTGCCGTTGGTATGGATTGTGAAAGTGGTGATTGGGATGATCTTGAGAGTTATCTTAAAGAAGTTTCAGACTATGGTTTTGCAGGTGACTTTGGACGTTTTGATGGGTCCCTTGCTCCTCAGATAATGGACATGTTTAGTGATCTTTGGACCTCTTACATGTCCACTGCTGATGGCTGGGACGAAGGATGTGATAACTTTGTGCGAACTATGGTCCATGAAATTATTCACACTACCCATCTTTGTATGGATGGTGTGTATATTTGTCATGGTGGGAATCCTTCTGGCAATTTTTCCACTGTCATAATCAATTCATTCGTTAATTGGATGTATTTTGCTTATGCATGGATGGAGTTGGCACCAGGACCTCAATATAAGACCATGAATTCCTTTGAGGAATTTGTTCGTATCAAAGTTTACGGTGATGATGCAAAACTTGCAGTCCATGATAGTGTGGCGAGTTGGTATAATATGAAAACTGTTTCCAAGCTTTTTGCCCAGTACGGTATTGAATTACTACCACCGGACAAGGAGATTGGTGAAGAGTTTGAAGTTGCACCACTTGACACATTTTCATTTTTGAAAAGAAAGACTCGCATTGACCCTGACATTGATCGTGTGCGGCGCTTGGCCTGTATTGACAAATCATCCATTTATGGATGTATAAATTGGAACAGGAAAAGCGTTGGACAAGATAAATGGTTAACAGCTCAAGATGGGATCAATTGCGCACTTCGTTTTGCTTTCTTTCATGGGCGTGAATTCTTTGAACATATTCGCTCGACATGCATCCAGCATGCTGAGAGAAATGAACTAGGAAGATTGCGCCTATTAACTTGGGTGGAATTGAAAAATCAATATTCTATCCATGGAGGCATTTACGAAGAAGCACACTGTGAGTCTTCAGAAATTTCACCAACGACTGATACCATTATCGAAGGAACACCACATCTTGGTACAGTCATTTTACAACCGGAGCCTACCGTGCAAGCTCCAGTCACGAATAAACAACCTTTTCGTGATTCACGAGCACGGCGGATCATTCCTGAGCAAGCATGGAATGTTCCTGAGATGGCAGAGAAGTTTTCGCAATTTGACCATTTTCAATGGACGGCAACGCAAACAACAATGACTTTGTTGAAGCAATACTCAGTGCCTTTTGATTTGATTCAAAATAACACTGTTAGTGTTCCTTTTGCAAATTTTACGTTCGCGCGTTTCCACACATTGATTCAAGCAACATCTAATGGTCCAAAAACATCACAAGGGAAACTTCTCTTTACATTCGTGCCTGGTATGAATAAAGCCGAAGCAGCAGCACGACATGGAACAAATTTATGTGCTGCAACAGCAATAACAAACTTCGGCTTAGGCCCAAATCATTCATCAGGATCCATAGAGATACCTTTTTATAATATAAATTCATTCATGAATATAGTATCTCCTGATCCTAATGTTGATTTTGTTGGAACTCTCAATGTTCTAGTGGTTATACCACTTGTTGCAGATCCATTTGATGCAATTTCATATTCTGACATCACTATGTATGCATCATTTAAGAACTCTGAGTTCCACGTTCCAATCTCGCAAGTGCTTACTAGACGAAGATTTAATCCTCTGTACATGAAAGAACTTAATATTACGGAGAGAGATCGCACTTATGAGAGATTGAAACAATTTACGGCTGATTTTGAGACTATATCAGAAAGTGGTGAGTCCGAGCAATATGAGGAAATGACTGTCGAAGAACTTAGAGTCATGTTTCCTCATATTAAGATAAAGCACGAACCATCTAAGTGCCAAGGTTCTTCATCATCGAAACAATCAGATGATAAAACCAACACTACTAATGTTGACTCACACAATGTTGAAAAAGGCCATAACACTATTGTTATGGGGAATTTGACTGAGATTATTATGAATGAAACAGCGCCAGAAAAACCAGGCAATTTTAATCCAGGTCCCCCTTCAATAGTTACTGACATGAGTGGTTCAAGCAGCCAGACTTCCACTAATACACAAACAACGTCTCCAACAACTGACGTTAAAATGCCAGTACCCGGTGAAATGGATAAACCATCTACCACTTTCCGAGTACTTATGGAAGAAGAACCAACAACAAATTTTATGCATGGTTCTGGCTTGAACTACGCCAAACGACTTGAT